TTCAAATGCCTGTACTAACTTATTATTTGCACCCATCTGTCTCTTAGCATGATCATACGCCTGCTTAACATGTACATCTGTAATTTTAGTATTTGAATCAAGGCTTGTCAGATAATCCTTCATATGTGTGTCCAAGATTGCTAAATCTTGAGCAACATCCTGCATCTTCATTCCACCATTACGTAATGATATCTTCCATCTATCCAAGCCTCTCTTATCCCAGTCAGCCATGAATTCGCCCTTGCCGACACCACGTCCGCCAGCCTTCATAAGATTATTCATTGAAACTGGCTTGCCTCTTGCATCTAGTTGAGATGACATACCAGTTGTTATACCAAGTTTTCCATAAAGATTTATTTTAAGCGTATTAGCAAATTTCATTGCAACAGCCTCTACTGCCTTCATTGCCCTATCGCTAATAATTCCTGCAGGCATTCTCTTAAGCATATTTGCCAAATCTAGTGCACCTACAGTACGCATTCCGCCAATATGAGAGAAGTCTCCAGCGCCAGCAGTTCCAACCTTAAACTGTTGCATTACTCCGCCTGCAATCATATGGCTAATTGCTGGCTTATTGCGTGGATCTTGTGCTGGGCCTGCTGGAATAACTGCCTCACCAGGAGTTAACATTGCAGGTACTGTATCTGTTCCTTTTGCAAAATAGAATGGCTTTACTTTTTTAGTTCCATCTGCAAAGCCCTTTCTGTTTTTACCAACAACAGGTCCGCCAAAACCTCTTTGTGCAGCAATCGCTCTTTGATAAGCACTTGTTAATGCATTAAGTGCAGCAATTTCAGATGTAAATGTTTGAGATAGTTGTGTGTGGACCTGATTTAAAGAAGATGCTACGGCTGATGCCTTCAATTGTTCTGTTGTTAAATAACTAGTCTGATCTCCTAGTATTTTTGAAGATTGCCCAGTTCTATTAAATACACTTTTAATATTAACAAAAAGTTTAATAATGTTAGCCAAACCATTAGCCAACAAACCGAAGGTCATTAAAAATATAGGTCCTATTCCACCTAATAAAGTAGTTAATATTACTACAAATTTCTTTGCGCCGTCGCTAAGATTATTAAACTTTTCTAAAACATTTCCTACAAATTCTACTATGGGAGTTATTGCCTTTAAAAATTCTTCTCCAACTGGTGCTATGGCTACCTTTAGATCTTCGATAGTTTTCTTAAACTTATAAGTTGTTGACTCTTCAACTCTTGCTAATTCTCTCTCTGAAAGAATTGCAAGTTCTTCAGTTGTTGCTTTAGTTAACTGAAGTACACGACTTGCCTGGTTTCCCTCTTGAATAACATTTTGAAATAATGTTGATAAACGAGAAAATTGAAACTTTCCAAACAATTGTTCAATTGCACGAGCACGATTTAGTGGATCTAGGGTGTTTAATGCTTGAGCAAAATCTGTTACTACACCCTTAACATTGCCCTGGTTTCCTTCAACAATACCTTTAATATTAATACCCATTTCTGCCAACATAGCACTTGCTTTTTCTGTTGGATTAATCAAGGCTGCTAAACCAGACTTTAAGGCGTTAGCGCCCTCTGATGCGTTGATGCCACCTTCTTTCATAGCAGTAAGGAAGAATGCTAGGTCCTCAACATCTCCACCTAATTGTTTAACAACTGGGCCTGCTTTAGGAATCGCAATAGTCAAATCTTCAATAGATACAACTGTTTGGTTTTCAACAGAGTTTAAAAAGTTAATCTTTTTAGTCAAGTTTTCTGCTGATACAGCAAAGGCATCAGTTAAAGATATTGTTGTTTCTAATGCCTGTTCTTGTTCAACTCCACCCAATACAGAGAGTCTAGTTGCTTCATTTATCTGTGCAAGAAGATCTGCACCCATCTTACCAGAAGCAGCAGCATCTGCTGCCATCTTCATAGTACTTTCAACACTAACTCCGTACTTGGTAAATTCTTTGGCAAGAAGTTTAATGTCTGTAAGCATCTTGTCAGTTTCTTCAGTAGTAGTAAATAATTCGCCGTAAACACGCTTAAATCTAATTGCCTGCTCTTCCATCGCCATAAATGTTTTTGCAGCAGTAGTGCCAAGCATGGTAAGTGGAATTGTAAAACCAACCATTAACTGGCGACCAGCCCACTGAGTATTCTTACCGAAGTTCAACATATTTGTTGAGCCTTGCTTTAATAATTGATTAAGCAATGCCTGTCTTTGTGCAGCAATCTGTGTCTGTGTCCCAAGATTTTGCATATCTAATGCAAGTGGTCTAACTGCAATAGCCTTCATGGCGCCATTTGCATCACGGCCCATTTTTATATATTGTGTTTGTAAGTCTTTGACTCTTTCTCTTGCTACCTTATTTATGGTGTCAAATTCAGACTGAAAAAATTTACCAAATGTTTTTGTTGCTCCCATTGAATAGCGGTAATAATCCCGCATTGATAATTTGTTTTTTTCAAGGGAATTTGTAAAAGACTCAGTTGTAGTTTTTACATTTTGCATTGAGGCAGAGAATTTGCCTGTAGCATTTAAAGAGTTTATTAGGTTTTGTTGCATATTGGCGGAGACGGCTGCTGCTGCAGCGCCACTCTTCGCCATCGAGGAATGGAAGGCTGATATCTGTTTTTGTAAAAGTTTGATACTGGCTAATGCTTCAGACGTATCTATATTTACGTGAATATTAGATTGAACATCAGCCATCCATTAACACCTCTTTATTTAATTAATTATTTACAAGATTTCCAACAAGAGATGCTGCTTCTGATAGTTTGATTCCAGAAGCCTCTTCTACAATCTTATAAACTGTTGGAAGATCTAAAATTTCTTCTAGAGCATCCATATCTTCTGATAACTCTGGCTTATATTGTTTCATTGCAATAGCAACGCATTCCATAAGTAGAGTCATAGACTTTTCATTATCGTCTGCCACTCCTGCGATACCCTCGAACTTCTTCATAAAAGGACGGAGTAAAGAGATCTTAAGTGGTCTTACTTTTATTTCTGTGCCATCAATTAACTTAATTGACTTTTCTTCGTGCACGGTTGTAGCCATTAGTCCTCCTTATAAGGTTTAGTTAATTATACCATAAAGGACTTTATTTTTTAGTTAAATCCTGATAGTCTAGTCCCATACCTATGCCAAACCCAGCCTTTTGTGCATTTATACCCTGTAAGGCTGTAATATCATTTGCATTTTGTGCCTTACCCTTACTAAATACTCTAGCCTTCATATCTTCCCAGGCATTGTTCTTTTTAGAGTTTTTGTCTAAATCTACACCCTGGATTGCTGCTAAAAATTTCTTTTCTGAATAATCTAACTCTCTTTTTATATTAAGTGTTGCTGTTAATTCTGGCATAGACATAGATGTTTCCAGTTCCTCATAGTCTTTCCATATACCGAGCAAAAATACCTCAGATTCTAACTTTACTAAATCAAGATCCTCCCATGAAGCACCGCTATCTGTGGCCTGCTTTTTGACTTCTTCTTCTGATTCTTTGTTTATTTTTATACCTGCTGCAATATCTACAATTTTATATATTGTTTTTAAATCTATACTATCTTCTAAATCTTCAATAGTATTTATTTTTGGATAATATTGTTGCATTGTTATTAATGCACATCTTGCTAATGCTGCGATTGCTTCATCATCTCCATTTGATGATTTTACAGTTTGGAATTCTTGCATAAATTGTCTAAGATATTTTATTTTTAGCGGAGTAATATATATTTGTGTTCCGTCTATCAAATTAATATATGCACTCTCATAAACCTCTGTAGCCATATAATTATTATATCAAACAGAAAAGCCCAGCCTTTTCAAATATGACTGGGCCTTCTGATATTAAGTTGTATTATGCTGGGATAGTACGATCTACGATCTTACCATACGAAGCAGCGTCATTTGGAAGAAGGCGGAATGAAACTTCAAACATTGTAGCCTCATCACGCTTTGCAGATACAGTTACATTCTCAATTGAGAGTGCACGGTATGCTACATAAACTCTTTCAATCTGATCCGAAGCAGCACATTCTCCAGTTCCTGGACCAACCGCTACCAAACCACGCTCGACTGGGCATTCGCCGATGTCTCCTGCAGAAAGGTTTAATGTTGGGTTGCCTGAGACTGTTGTCAAATCGCCATCGCTGCTTGCAAGTGCGAAAAGAAGATTCTCAAGTGTTGACTCAGCAAATGTAGTATTTAGGTTAACCTGCATACCTTGCTTGTACAACTTAGCAACGTCAAGAACCTGGTCTACCTGCACTTCACCGAAGTCAGGCTGGAATTGAATCTCAAGACCATTCATTGTGTAACCAACGTTACGGAAGTCTGCGTGATCTTCAAGGGTATCCTTGTAAGATGTGCCTGCTACGTACGCTGGTAAATCACCATCAGCAAGTACGCCGTCCTCATATGTGAAGAGAGCGGCAGCACCAACGATAATGTTATTGCTTGTACCACGAGTATAAGCCATTTATTTCACCTCTTTATTTTTCTAGAAATTAAAAGGCGTGTTTCCTCATTGATAAGTATACAGCCTTTTATGAAAGGATTTCTGTGTCTTGATGATAATCATAATCAATAATAATCTTATTTCCAGCATAAGTCCTAGCAGTACCAAAGTCTACTATATCTCGTGCCTCTTCTAGATGGTATATCTTAAAGTTATGGAAGAAGAATTTACACTGTAATTCGTCACCCTCAACCTCTATTGTTTTTCCTCTAGCCCATGAGTTTATTTCTTGAGCCGTTTCATCGCCACGATCCATAAATCTTAAGACGGCTTCTTGAATTTTAATCATAGTTATGTTTGGTTGTGATCCAGAAGCATAAAAATAATATAGTATCTGCTCACATCTTATGTGTGGAAATGGACCTCTACGCATTCTAAACATTCTGTCCCAAACTGCCATAGACCCCTCTTCTGGAAATTGTGTCTGAAGAGTTTCTATTGTTGACGGCCCTGTTGGAAAAAATGGAACAACAATGTCTGCAAAACCCTCTATTTTTTCTTTTAAATATGTATTAATCCATAAAACTGGTGTATTCAATAAAGATACTGACATTATCTACCAACTCCTGCATTCGCTATCCAGCGATATCCTGTTTCATAGCCTTTTGTTTTTCCGCCACGCTTACCAGCGGATAAATTCTTTTTATATGCTATTGGATTTTCTAAATATTTAGCAATCCCGCTAACTCTTAAAAATGCCTGTGTAAAAAATCTATTAAAAAATGAATCAAATACTTTTTCAAATCCACCCTGCACTGCATCTCCTCCAGGGTTTAAAACTTCAATTGGTTGTCTTGTAAATATTGTTTCTCCATTTATCTCAAATGCCAATGCCTGTGCTCTTTTAGGAATAATAGTAACTGGAATTCCTTGTTCCATAATTCTAGCCTTATCATAAAATGGAACACGTGATCCATTTTTAATAGATGTTGACTGTTTAAATGTTGATCTAAAAGAAAGTCCTATTTGACTTGTTACATATTGTATGTCAAATAATCTAGAATTTGGGCTTCCTGTCTGATTCCATTCATAAATATGGTGAAGCATTTCTGGATTAACTCTAGCATTTGAATCTATATACTCTTTCATTAGTTCTACTGTTTCTAGTCCAATAGTATTCAAGAATGCTTTTTTACCGCCTTGAATTCCCTCAACATATCCAACAGAATAATCTATAATGTTTTTCATGTCTTTACGAAATGCAGTGTTGTTGAATACAACTCTCATACATCTACCGCCTGATTTTCAGATCTGCGAAGAACAAGTTTATAATACTCTACATTTCCAAATGGTCCCGTAAATGGATCTTGTGTTGCTATTTCAAATATTGTAGACTTTCCTGCACGTGGTCCAGAGGTTTCTAAATAAATTTCATTACAATTTTTGTCTTTAATATTTGTGATGATAACATTGGTTACAGAATTTCTTGCTTCAAGACTAGATATTCTTATATCTGTTTTACATCTTCCAAGTAACAATTTATCTTGCGTAATATTAATATTTGGAGTTACCTCTTCTTTAAATGCTGTTCCTGCTGAAGTGAACGAACATGCAATTGTTCTGTCTAGTATCCAAGTCTTTTTAACATTTCCATATGCGCCCTGCTCAACAATTGGGTGATATACGTCTGCTTGCATAGGAAATGCGAAGTCTGGAGTTTCGCATATAACCATTATAGTACCCCGACGAACTCAATCGGTTTGCGATATTTATCAAGTATCTTGTCTACAATTAAATTGCCAGTACCTTCAAATACTGCTCTATCAAACTGAATTCTAAATTGATCTGTATTATAGGCACCAATATAGCGCTTATAATAATCTAACTTACCACAATCGATGTCATGAATAAGTAACTCTGTTGCCCTTACAATATCAGATGGCACCTTGCTATATCCTACTTCTAAAACAACCGTATAGTCCCATGTTTTTGGAAATCCTCGTGCAGAATAATCAAGTTCTGTAATATCTGTTGGTGAGGCTGGCAATAAAATACGAGCAGACTCATCTCTATTTATTGCATCATTAAATGTCATAGTGATTGCAGATCCATCTGGAATAATCTCAAATGCTGAAACAGAATTTTCTAAATCATCTGCATCATAAAGCAATACATTATTTTCATAAACCTTTAAAACTTTTTTAGCATCTACCCAAATAGGAAGATAATCTGTGCCTTGACCTGTTGTTTGAATTATTTTTTTCTTGTAATAAAATTCTACATCACATACAGAGTCTATAATTGCTCTGGCTAATTCTTCATTAGAAGCATAAGTTAAAACTTCACTGGCTGTAGTTCCGTGATCATTTGGATTGATGTATGGACGAACTACATCAATAAAATATTCATCTCCGTCAATTTCTATTTTATATTCTGTATCATATTTTGAAGATAGTGGTATTACAACTTTTGAACTTGCATTAGAAGTAATTGAACCCTCTACAACTGAAGAGTCCGCCATATCTGTAATAGTATAATCATATTCTGTGGATACAGATCCAACATCTAAAGTTACACTTAAATTATATGGCGGTACTCTCAGAATTTGCATTTAGCGACCAAACTCCTTGGCTACTTCTTCTGGAGTAGCGAGTCTAATATGGCTACGCTCTAACCACTTTTCTGCTTGCTCTGGTGTAACAATGTTATATCCACGATATACCTTGCCGACTCCAGACCAACTTACATTCTTTGTAGAATGAATGGCAACTGTTTTATTTGATTTCTTAACAACAGTAGATGGCTTTTCAACCTTGCGCTCTACATGTGTTACTCCAATCACACCGTTGGCAACCTGTCCAACAGCCTGTGCTGTATTTGATCCTCTAGCAAAGTCTGATGTAGTAATTGCATCTGTAGTTTCTGCAGCCTCAGTTACTGAAGCCTCAAAATTATTTTCTGCTGCTACCTCTTCCACCTTTGTTTCTGGCATAGGAGCGTCCACAACTGCCTCATCAACAATTGGTGCTTCTACTGGAGCCTCTGGAGCAACAAAATTTTCTACTGGTGTCTCATTATTAAAATTATTTTCTTCCATTATTTTACCTCCTATGTGACTATTATAACAGAATACTAAAGATTAAGAGGGGGAGGAGAACTAGCCCCTGCCCCCTCTCAAAGGTTACTGATTACAGATTATGCATCTGCAGCAGCGTCTGCCCATGCAATAGCGTCTTCTTCTTCCCATTGAATACCGAAGCGAACGAACACAGTATATTCAATTGTGTCCTTCTTAGCAACATATTCACGGTTGACGACGATATCACGCTGGAAGCCCCATACACGGTTCTGTGGGAATGTCAAATCGACATATCCTTCAGGGTAGTAAGGAACTTCTTGGACATCAATTCCGAGAACACGAGTTGTACGTGCTCCACCGAATGTTTGGCCTTGACCATCAAGGTATGCCTGTGTATTTGCATAGGTATTACCATTCTTGCCAAGTGCCTCAGCGATTGCATCAGACAATGTACCGTTATTCTTAACGATACCTGCGAATGCATCTGTACCTGCATAGAACTTAAGATTATTCTTAAGTGCACGATACTTACGTGGCATTGCAAGGATAATTTCCTGCATCTTTTCTGGAGTCCATGCGTTGTCAGCAACTGTTACGGCTGCTTCATGTGAATCTCCATTGTCCTTGTGCTTCTTGATGAAGCCAGGCATGATTGAAAGGAATGGACCTGTTGTTCCATCTCCATTGATAGCAAGATCCTCAATATCGTTAGCAAAAGCATTGGTCATCAAGCGAACGAGATGATCTTCCAATGCACCTCCTTCGACATTGTCTTCAAGTGCTTCAGCAGAAACTTCCCAATCAAGACGAATTTTCTTGGTTGTAAGTTCTACCTTTGAGAATGTAGCACCAGTGTTTGTGTAGTTACCAACTGCCTGAGCAGCAGCACGAATAACACGCTCACCAACGTTAATCTTCTCTAGTTCCATACTGTTTGCTCTCATGGTCACACGACGACCATCTTGAGCAAGAATGGTTGCATCCCAAACATAATCGATAAAACGACGTGCCTGTTCAGGACGTAAAATTCCGCTTGCAGCATCACCCGAAGGATTTACGGCATTAGGACCAGTGGTTACTCCAAAGTTAGCATTTGGGATGTTACCAAGTGTATCTGCACCTGGATCTGTTACACCACCAACACCACCTGAAGCAAAAGCGCCTTGACCTTGATAAAGACCTGGTGCTGTTCCGCCTAGTTCGCCAGTTTCTCCTGGCTGGTTTTTCTTAATCTCTTCCGACATATTGTCACCTCCTAAGTGATTACTTAATTAAATAAGTCGGCTGTTTTGAGGAAACGTCCGCCCCATAGGGATTTTTCAACCATTTCTGGTTGTTCCTGTACGATCTCGCCTAGATCGCCAGACTTTCGGAAAGCGGTATCTGCTTCTACTGCATCAACTCGCTTACCAAACTTATCTACTTGTTCAACTGTTGCAGCAATGTCTTTGGCGACTGCATCAAGTGAACTCTTTACTGCTGCTGTATCAACCTTTGTAGACTTAAGCATTTCTACTTCTGCCTGCAAAGATTTTACAGTTTCAACTAAATCGCTAAAGGCTGATGTAATTGTATTCTTGATTTCTGCAACTGCTTCAACAATCGCTTCATCTGATTTAGATACTTCTGTAGCAACTTCTGCTGCTAGTGCTTCAACTGTTTCTTCAGCCTTTTCGACTACTTCTTCAGTCTGTGCAACTTCTTCAGTAACTGGAGCCTCTTCAGACTTTTCAGCAACTTCTGCAACAGGAGTTTCAACTACGGCATCTGCCTCTGGAGCGATCTCTTCTGACTTAATAACT